GCCTATGAGAGAAGGCGCCTAGCAGCGGAGGTTCGAGCCGGCGTGTTTGCCGAGGAGGAGTAGGTGGGCGGCCGCGATTGATGAGATGGCGTCGTCGTCACCGGCAGCGCCGATCCGGGCGGCTTCGTGGGCAGTGATCTCGACGTCGGCGTGGTGAAGAATGTCCTCGCGATGCGTGCCAGACCATTTCTCTAAAACGGTGGCGGCGTAGCGCTCCTGTCCGACAATGATCTTCGTGGCGTGCTGAGTTGTCTGTGGCCACGATTGACGGCAGCAGTGCTTGTTCCAGGCGGTCTGCTGAGCGACTGAATGCCAGCCGAGGATAGCGTAGTTGCGCTTGATGCGGCTCATCTGAGCGTCGGTGCGAGAGCCGCCTGCCTTCGGCTTTCGGGCGCGCTTCTCATCGCGCACTGTCGTATCTGGCGCGCCGGCGCGAGCGAGATGAGTGACGACGTCAGTGACCTCCTCATTCGAGAGATCCTTCGAGGACTCCTTTCCGGTGACGCTGCGAAGCATTTGACGGTAGTCGTCATCGTCCAGGTGCAGCGTCGACACCATCGCGCGGATCTTGCGGATTTGAGCTGGGTTGGCCATATCAGTAGTCCGGGGTCGGCTCGTAGTTGAAGAACTTTGTGATGTCGTTTCGGAAGACGAGCTTAAAGTCGCCGATCGGGCCGTTACGTTGCTTGCCGATGATGATCTCGGCGATGCCCTTCTCTTCCGTGTCCTTGTTGTAGACCTCGTCGCGGTAGATGAAGCAAACGACGTCAGCGTCCTGCTCGATGGAGCCTGAATCGCGCAAATCGGAGAGCTGAGGGCGATGATCGCCGCTACGCTGCTCTGGGCGCCTGGAGAGCTGCGAAAGCGCGATCAGCGGCACGTTGAGCTCCTTAGCTACCGCTTTCAGGCCTCGGGAGATCTGAGAGATCTCTTGGTTGCGCGACTCGGTCTTCCCTTTCACAGACATAAGCTGGAGGTAGTCGAGCATGATCATGTCGAGGCCGTGCTCCATCCGCAGACGGCGGGCCTTTGCACGAACCTCCATCACGTCGATCCCGGGGGTGTCGTCGATAAAGATCTTCGCTTTCGCCATACGTGCCGAGGCTTCCGCGAGATCGCGCCAGTTGCGCTCGCTGAGCATGCCGGCGCGAATCAGATGATTCGACACTCCGGACTCAGAGGAGAGGATGCGCAGGGTGATCTGCTCTTTCGACATCTCGAGCGAGAAGACGCCGACCGAGTAAAGACGTTGTGCTGGCGGCCGCGGCCCTCCCGAACGCTCCGGGATCGCAATCGACTCAGCGATGTTCATCATAAACGCTGTCTTTCCAATCGAAGGCCGCGCCGCGATGATGATCAGGTCCTGATTCTGGAAGCCAGAGGTGAATTCGTTGAAGCGGTCGTAGCCGGTTGGGATACCGGTAAGCAGTCGGCCGGCGTGCTGGAGCTGCTCGATCGCGGCCATATTCGTCCGCGTGATCCGATCCAGCGCCACAAACCCCTTCTCGATCGATCCCTCGGCAATCTCATAGATCGACTTCTCGGCGATGTTGAGCACGTCCGCGGGCTCGCTCGGAGCATCGAGCGCGGCGCGCATCACCGAGTTGCCCATCACGATCAGCCGCCTCAACGTCGACTTCTCTTTAACGATGCGGGCATAGCGCTCGACGTTGGCAATGTCCGGGATGCCGTCGACGAGCGACGCCACATACGCCGATCCGCCTACCTGTTCGAGCTGCTCATTCTTTGACAGCTCCTCGCGCAGTGTGAGCGGATCGATCTCGCGCGACTGCTCGGCCAGGCGCCGCATCGTCGCGAAGATCGTCCGGTGCGCGTCGCGGTAGAAATCGTCCGTATTGATAACACTGACGACGCGGTAGAAGGCGTGGTTGTTGATGAGGATCGAGCCCAGGACAGCGCGCTCCGCGTCCGGTGCCTGCGGCATCGGACGGTCGAGAGCTACGTCGAGCTGGGCAACGGTCATGAGGCGATTCTGCGTAGTGGTTTCTTTTCGTCGTCGCCCTCGGTCGGAAGGAAGTTCGTGGACTTCCTCTCACCTGTGACCTTCAGAAAGTCGACCTCGACCTTTGCCGATTCAATGAGCACTTTGCCGACGTTTGCGATCTCGCGAGCTCGCGCCAGGTCCATAGGTTTCTCTTCGTCTTGGAGAGCCTCGATAGTGGCGAAGAGGTGATTGCGTAGATCATCCATAGTGTTCTTCATGGTTGCGCCTTGCTCCTTTTGTTGATTTGCCGATTCAAAACCCCCATGAGCTGGATCACGCCCACGAGTTCTTTCGGGAGGTTGTGCACTGAGTTCCGCGCCATCAGCTCGCGGCGCGTGATGCATTCGAGGTTGCCGAGACGAATGTCCGTTCTGTCGCCGTTCTTGAACGCGATCGCATGCCCTGGGGGCAGCGGGCCGTTGGCTTCCTCCCATACGCGAACGTGTTCAACGACCCAGTTCCGCGTCCACGGGACATGCCGCGTGTCAGCGATCTTGCGGTAGAGGTACCCGTCGACGAGCCGGGTGCTGCCGAGTGGCATGTGATTCAAGGGAAGATGGCCTTTCTTGAACTGCGTCTCCCTCATCCGTCCGGGGGCGTAGCCTGGCCGCCGGAGGCCCTTGTTCGCCGGCACGTGACCTTTTCCGAATCGGAACCGCGCTCCGACTTCGCCCAATCGGCTACTAGCGACAAGACTGGCGATAAATTCGTCTGTTTTCGCGAGACCGAGCTTCCCCGCCCGGCCATAGACGGAGCTGACTGTCCGGCGAAGTTTCACGGCCACGGACTGAGTCGATTCGTGCGGATAGAGCTTTCGCAATAGCTTGTCGTCACAGGGATTCCAGAGTCGTTTTCCAGCGCGAAAACGATCTCCACATTTCTCCGCGCGCGAGGCTCGTAGCGGAGGTCGCCCCAGCAGGCTTTCTAGCTCTGCGACTCGTTTCTTTAGCTCGCTGAACTGTGCACACCAGTCGATCACGATGACGCGGTTCACTGCGAGCCTCCCCGCGCGATGCCGTGCCGCCGCATCTCATTGAGATTTCGTTGACGGCGCTGCTGTGCGGCCCTCTTCGAAAAGATCGCGTCCGAGCAGGTCGTGCACCCGAGACAGGTGTACGCGTGGCCGCAGGGCTTGTGGAGGGCCTTTGGCAGGCTGCAGTAGCTACAGAAATACGAGTTCCATCCAGCCGGCTGGAACTCGTGAACTACGAATCGAGGATCGGGCGCGAAGGCGTCTGGCTGAGGCACGGTCCGGTCCGATCTCAAAGCTCACAAAGACGGCTGATTAGAACGACGATCGACCGCACGCGACCATCGCGCCACATGCGCAGATTTTTTTTAGGAAGGTCGAGGTCGAGGTCGAGGTCGAGGGCGAGGGCGAGGGCGAGGGCGAGGTCGAGGGCGATGGCGAGGTCGAGGGCGCGGGCTATTACTTCCCTGGCTGCTTCCGCCGTTGCCTGGTCGACAATTGCTGGTAGCGCGCGCAGTTCGGTGGCGAACGGCAGCAGCTCGGCGACGGCTGCGAGATCAAGATACGCCGGCACCGAGTCACGCAGAAACCAGTCGCCGATTGCGTAGATTCGTTGGATTTCGATGTCGCGCGACCGCCTGGTGTTGATCAACTTGAACACGAGGGGCTTAAGCAATTCGCGCTCAGCATCGTCGGCTAGACGATCGTTGAGGGCACGGCAGAAGCGAGCGAGCACCGGGCAAACATCGCGGTCTGCGTCGGTGTGAGGCTTTCCGGCCGCCCAGGCTTCTGCCTCCAGGAGGCAGACGCCATCCTCGCGGCTGTCATGCGAGCCGTGACGCAGAGGAATCAACGCAAGCTGTTCGGGCGTGAGGGGCATTCTCGGATCGGGCGTAGGAACTGCGGTTTCGTTTTTCATCTCTCCTCCATGGCGGCGATCGCCGCCTGTTGATCGGGCGTGTTTGAGCGGAAGCGGTATTGCTCGGTGATCGGGAGATCACCGCAGGGATCACAGACGTGGTCGTTGCGAAGGAACTGCTCGAGGTCGACCTCGGCGAGGCAGCGGACGCATCTGGTCATAGCGACCCCTCCTCTTCACGAGCGTTCAGCCAGCGTGCGTGGACGTTGTCCCGGATGACTTGGAGCCCCTCAACGAATTTGCTGAACGGCACCGGGAGCTCCTCGGCGTCGGAGATGGCCTTCTCGGCAATGTCAGAAAACAGCACTTCAGTGGCAGGGCTCACGGTTGTTCCTCCTCTTTGAACACCAGGTCGAGTTGACCGAGCAGCGGGCCGACGATGTCCTCGCTGTCGTAGGCGCGGGCGTGCTCGAGCACGGACCGGCCGCGGCGGATGAAGTGATTGCGGACCGCGCGGCGTTCGGCCTCCGAGGCGATCCAGAAATAGCCGCGCGGCTCGCTCATCGCGGTGCCGATCGGAAAGTGCCGCTCCTCGACCAGGTATTTGACGATCGCCTGGATGTCGCGCGTGGAGATCTCCGTCTCCGCGGCGATCGCGTGCATCGAAATCGCGGCCGCGCGGCCCTTGAGCGGGCGAAGCCGCGAGACGATCGTGTTCACGCGCCGGCGGGCTTCGTTGTGGCGGGAGCCGACGAGATGAGCGAGGTCGATCAATGCATCACCCCGATGGTGCTCTGCGTCGAGGGACGTTCAAACGCATGCACCCAGATCCTGCCGGCCTTCGAGCACATCGCGACGCGCGTGCCGGGCAGGTAGTGGATGTATCCCTGGTGCGCCAGGTGAATCAGGTTGATCGACGTCAGGAAATCGGTCTCGAGATCGCCCGTGGCAAGCGTCGAGATCTCGATCGCGACGTTTGCCGCGATCCGCGAGAGCAGCAGGATCTGCTCGTCGTTGGGCTTGAACTCAGCCACGGGGCGGCGTCTCCTGGAGGTACTGCCGGCCGGAGCTCGTGGCTGAGACTGTGGCTCCGGCCGAATATGAGACGAAGCCGGCCACGTAGAGGTTCCGGCAGATCGCAGCGGCGGCGTCAGCGGCTGGATCACTCTCCGCGTGGAGCTGCCGATCGAGCTCGAAGACGTTAATCGTCTTCGACTCCGCGATCTTCGCCAGGATGCGCCGTTCGCCCAGGAAAAGGACGTAGCGCGCAATGCGCAGTCCCGAGCAGTGACAAGTGAAGCAAGCGCCTTTGCCGGCCTCGCCGTACTGTGCGCGGTGGCCGGTCTTTGGATGCGTGCATTCGCAGATGATGGTCACGGTGTCGGGCTCCTCCTCTTGGCTGCTCATCAGGCTCGGAGCACCACCTCCGAACGATTCCCGGTGCCACCCGCGGGTTACTTGGCTTCGAACAAGAGCAGCATCTCTGCTGGTGTGATGGGCGGCAGGCACCGGGATTTCGCATCTATGTCTTCATCGAACCTCCTCTGTTGCTACTGCGTGGGCTCATCGAACGTGTTTGGAGCAATCCGGCCGGCATGAACGGCCGGAGAGGTTGACTACGTGTCCTTCCCGGCCTTGAACTCGTCGCTGTTCGGGTCAGGCGGCGGCGCGTCGGTGACGGCCGCTGCGGTCGCCGGTGCTGGCTCAGCCGGCGGCGTATCGGGAACGATCGCGGCCGCGGCGGCGCTCATGTCGGTGGCTTCCGCCAGGATCGCGGCCAGGCGCGGGTCGTCCTCGATCGACGGGTGTCCGGCGATCTGTTTTTGCAGATCGTCGAAGCGGGAGACGAGCTTGGCCGCGCGGATCTTTGCCTCGGTCAGGGCGGCGTTTACGCCGTCGAGTTGCTGTTTGATCTTGTCGAGTGCGTCCATGACTTTTTGTTGTCCTCCTTCAAGGTGTTGTGTGACTGCGGTGGCGAGTGGTTGAACGAGATACACGTCGATGAGACGTCGGATGAGCTGATTCACGGGGTTACCTCTTCGCGGTGGGATGGCGTTCGGCGTAGATGCGCACCTGGTCGAGCTTTGGCTTGACGCTGTACGTCACGTTGGTTGGCCCATAGGTGAAGCCGAACCGCTTGTGCAGCTTCGCGGGGATCTTCGCCAGGTCCCGCTTGGAGACAGACTCCGTCGCTTTCACGAGGTGCTTCCAAACGTCCGAGCGTTTCAGCCGCTTGATGACGTCGGCTTCGTCCTCGAAGATGACGGCCAAGCCTCCACCGGAGCTCACGATGTCGATGTAGTTGAGGCTCTCGGCCTTCTCGTGCTTCGCGGCGAACGCGTCGAGTGCGAGTTGCAGCTCGAGCTCGGTCTTCGCCAGTGCCTCGATGCGCGCGGCGAATTTATGGTCTATCGCCGTCTTCTCCTGGCTGATCTCGTTCTGCAGCGCCTCGCGCTCGAGACGCGCCCGGCCGAGCTCCAACCCTTTCCGGTCCGCCTCGTCGCAGTTCGCGATCTTGATTACCGGCGTCGCCGGCGTTGCTGGTGTTGCCTTCTTCTTCGCTGACATCGTCCCCTCCCTTTCACTGGCGGCAATTGCCTCCGCTGTGCTGCGTGGCCCGCTTGCTCCCACGCATCCCCCCGCCGCCCCTCCCAACCGCCGCAGCACAGCGCAGACAACCGCCTCTGTTCTGCGCCGCGACGAACGGGCCGCGGCGCAGGCACAGGCGTTTAGAACAGCGCGCGCCAGATCTCGCTCTGGAGATCGACCAGCGGCCTCTCGTCGCAGAGATACGCGAGCAGCTCGTGAGTACGCGGCTCATGGCCCAGCACTTCGAGCGCACCGCCCAGGACGTCCATCGACGGGTCGTCGAGGTCGCGAGAGGCCGCCAGGAGACGCATCGCTGCTTCCAGCTTTTCCGGCGCAAGTTCATCGAGAGCCAGCGCCACGATCGCCAGCGTTCTCCGCTCGCTGTTCGTAAAATCCGTGATTGCCATGGGTGCCATTGGTTACCTCCTTCCCTGATCGCCCGCGACGGTCGTGTCCACGGTTCGGAAAATCAGCAGTGCGCGTGTGTTGGGGTCGTTCGGAACGGCAGTCGCGGCCACGATCGCGGCCGAGGCACGCTGCGCGAGAGGGAGCTGATTTATCTCCACCTCAGCCGTCTCGATCGAAACGTAGCCGCGCATCACGGCGAGGCTCGTCGAGCAGCTCAGGCCGATCGGAGCGGTGTCGTGAGGCCTCTCCGTCGCCAGCACGCGGTAGGCGACCACGATGTGCGCGGAGTAGGCCGGGAAGACCGTGATCCGCACCGTTTCCTGTTGCACGCCGTTGAGCGTGCCGATGAACGCCGCGGCCTCCGCCATTGAGCCGAACGAGGCGATCGAGTAGGAGCCGATGTCAGGACATCCGAGCTGACAAAACTCGTAAGGGACGGCGCAGAGTTGCGCGTGCGCGTTGGTTGCGCTGATAGCCGCGATCGCGGCCAAGAGGATGACGATTGCTCTCTTCATGCTGTAGCTCCTTCCGGCGTGCCGGCAAGTTCAAGTTGTGTGTTGGTTGTTGATGGCGGCGGGATCACCTCGATCACGTGCTCGAGCGTCCGCTCCGTGTAGGGCTCGCCGCGCTCGTCGGCCGAGCGGCGATACGTGGTCTCGAGGAACTCGGCGCGGATGACCGATCCGTGACCGAAGAGCTGCGCGCCGGCATGCACGCGGGCGAGGAAATCCTTGTCGTGTACCGGCACCTTGAACAGGTGATCGTTCGCGCTCAGAGTCCAGTGGACACGGCCTTCGAACGCGATGACCACCACCCGAGCCGACATCTCCACCTTGTGCTCCGGGACGATCACGTCATCCGTGGACGGTGCGCTCTCCTCGTCGCGCTCGCCGGCGAGAGGCTTCTCATTGCGCACCAGTCGCATCTGCGGTCGCTCGCTCTGCAGGCGCTGAATCAGACGATTCGCCTCGTCGAAGCTCAACACCAGCTCCTGATGTTCGAGATGGACGCGATCGAGCTCGGCCTGCATCCGCGACCTGCGGTTCTCGCCGGCGTCGATCTCGTCGGCGGCATCGGCCAGCCGCCGCGCCTGATCCGCGATCACTGTGCGCTGCTGGTCGATGGCGATCGCCAGCTTCGTGTTCGCCTCGACCTGCTTCGCGAGCTGCGCGCGCAACGTCGTCACTTCTTCCGCGGTAGCGAGGCCGACGAGGGAGAGAAGTTTCATCCCATCACCTCCTTCGCTACCAGCACCGCCACCTTCATCTTCGGATTGCCGAAGTCGCCGGTGGCGCAGAACACATCGCCCACGCCCTCATGGAAGACCGTGTTGATGGCGATCGATCCCGCCTCGAAGCGCTCGCCCGACGCATGGACGGCCGTCATCGACTCCGGCATGTGATCCGTGCCGCTGATCACGATCTCGATCGAGCGCACGCTCTGCGGGTCGAACTTAGCGGCGCGGTTCATTGGAACGCCCCGCCCTTCACGAACTGAATTGCGTGGATGATCTGCGTGCGCGTCGGCTCGACGGTGTCGAAGAGGATCTTCGCCACTTCGATGATCGCTTTCACCGTGCGGAACCCGCCTTCCTGTTTCGCCGCCGCCTCGACGATGTCGATCCACAGATCGACCGTCGTCTTCGAGCAGAGTTGTTGGGCGACCAGGCGGAGGTCCGAACGCTTGAGGTCAGCAATGCTGATGTGCACCCTGGCAACGACGCGCGAGCTGTACTGGGCGTGGGCGGCCGCGTTGCCGCCGCTCTGCTCGTAGACCTGCTCGTTACCGAAGATGATGAGAGGGCAACGTGACTGATCGGCGATCTGCCGGAGATAGTCGACGCAGGCGATTCCGATCTTCTGCGCCTCGTCGACGAAGATCGTCGGATGGCCGTTGCGGATGAGCATCTCCTCGATGCGCCGGCGGGCCAGTGATGACGATCGCCCGCGGCGGTCGTCGCGGGTCAGCTTGTAGAGCAGTTCGGCGGCAAGGGCCCAGCGCGTGTTGAGGTCGTCGCTGCAGGAGATGCCGATCGAGTTTCGCTGCGAGCGGAGCTCCGCGATGATCCGGCTCTTGCCGCATCCCGCACTCGTCGAGATGATCGCGATCATGCGCAGCTTCTCGGCGATCATCACGGCCCGCTCGATGTCGCGCGCGACCGTCGTCCGCACGTAGGCGAGCTCGCCGCCCACGGAAAGGCGCTGGTCCTCGACTTCGAGATACGCAGCGGCACAGCGTGCGAGCGAGCTCTCATCCGCACCGTACTTCGAGCGCAGAAACCCGCCCACCGCGCTTCCACTCCACTGCACGTTGGTGCACTTGGAAATCCGAGCCGCCAGATCCGTTTCCGACAGTTCTCGTTTATCCTTGTGCTGTTGAAGGTTGCGGCGCGCTTCTTCGATGAACGCCGTATCCAGCGCTCCCACGGCGGTTGGCCCCGTCGTGGGACTTTTTACTTCTGCGAGGGCTGACGACATTGAATGCTCTCCTTTCACTTGCCGAAGCGAGCCTCAGCTCGTTCCGAAAACTCGTTCGTAGTGCTTCCTGCACATCTGGCTTTTGTGATCGTCCGGAAGCGCGATCTCTCCCATGTCCGGACAGTCGAGGTCGTACACACACATCCCTGCGTCGTCGCGCTCCCGCTTGAGCTCGCGCAGCGCGGCCGCGCTCAGCTCCTCGGTTACCGCGCGCTGGTCCTCTTCGGTCTCTCCGCTGCCGCCGGGCAGGTAGCTCATAGGTCCAAATCGCTCACGGAGGGCTTCAATGGGGATGGGTGCAGAGGATGGGTCGCTGGCGAGTACCAGGTCGGCAGCAGAGAGACCGTATGGGTTGGCCAGGTGCGCTTCCGCTTCAGCGATTTGCCTGGCAAGGGGCGAGAGGTGCCGGTCGACGACGGTGACCACACCCCCCTCGGCGCCGGAGGCCGCGGCGATCTGCGGCACGGCCTCAGCCTCCTCGCGCATCGCCACGAGGCGCTGATACTCCTCGGCGTCCACGTCTTTGATGCGGCCACGCATCTTCGGATGCATCGCCTCCAGCGCGCCTCTCACTTCGTGCCAGAAATGATTGCGGCCGGCGATCGCGGACGCGACCTTCGGCGATCGTCCCTTCGGAGCCGCCGCGGTGACACTCACATCCTCGGCCACGCCGATGAAGCGCCCCATGGCATCGCCGACCACGATGATCTCGGGCTTGGCCTCGTGGTAACGGATGACGACTTTCTGCAGGAGGTACGTGGCGTGTTTGTCCGCCGGCAGGCGATAGGTGCGCTTGTGAAACAGGATGCCGTTACGTCCGACCTGCGCGCCGACCTTCTCATGCCAGAACGCCACGGCCAGGGCGGCGGGATCCGGATCCTGCCGCGGCATGCGGATGGCCGGGTCTTCGAACACTTCGTTCGGCGATCGCCCGTCCATGCCGGCGCCGCGGTGCGGACGCGCGTTGTACTCCTCGATCGTGCGCTCGAGCGCGGCGCGGAACTCGGTCAGCGTCGGCAGCTCGGCGGGATGCTTACGCAAGTACTCGGCACGGTCGCTGCGCTCGCCCAGAGCTCCGCGGAACGACTCGAACTCTCGGTAGGCCTGTACGGCCAGAGTGCCGAAGAAGCGCTCGACCGGCTTTCCTTGGGGCTCACCAGGAATCGAGAAAATCATCTCCGTGCCGAATGGACCGACGACACGATTCATCGACTCGGGATCGAACCCGGCGCACTCCTGCAGCTTCGCGCTGCGGCGGCCGACCTCGTAGTGTTTCCAGCCCCACTTACCGAGCGCCTTGATGAAGTCGGCGCCGTTGTCGACGTGTCCATAACGATTCAGCCCGTGCTTCATCCAGACCCGGCACAACCCTTCGAGGATGTGGCGGCTGTTCGGAGGATCGACGTACAACTCGATGTCGAGGACTTTGCGCGAGCGGAGGTCGTACCAGATCGTGATCCACGGGTAATGCGAGATCTCGCAGAACGGAGACTCACAGTTCACCGCTACGTCGCATTGGTGGTGATCGCTCTCGATCATCTCCATCGCCTGCAGCGACTCGTAGTCGCCGATGACGAAGGGGCGGATTTGCTTGTGGCGTTTCTCCGGGTAGCGGTAAAGCTGCACAAGCGCCGGCGCCAGTCCGGAGAGGTAGTTGTAGATGGCTTTGTAGTGCGGCAGCTTCCAGCCGTGCGCTTTCGCTTCCTTCGTCAGCAGGCGGTAGCACTGCGCGATGGTGCGCCGCGGGTAACGCAGATAGAGCGCCTCCGCGCGCAGCCGGACGTCCTCGGCGAAGCTCACGCGGCCGCGCAGATGCGAGCCGTCGCGGCTGTCGACTAGCCCGTCACGCCCCTGCTCTTTGTACGCGGACGTCCAGCGTTTGAGAGAGCGTACCGAGATCGGCAGCGCGTGATCGCCGCCGCCCGGCTCGGCCACACGGAACGTCTCGCGGTTGCCGTCGACGAATCCCTGCTGCTGGCTCTCCGATCGGCGTCCGCCGGCAAGGAAGGCACGCCAGGCAATGACGGCCGTCTCGCGTGCCAGCGCCCGGGCCCGTACACGTTCATCAGCACGTGCGAAACGCTCTTGCCGCTTCTCCTGTGTTGCCTGCGCGGTGATCGAGGCGACGATGTCCGAGCGGCCTTGAAGGTAGCGTGCTTGTGCGTCGGATGGGAGTGAATGGAAGTCGATGAGGATGGCGTCGCTGTTGAATCCGATCGTCTGCCGGGCGGCGATGCGTAGCGAGGTTCCGCGTTGGGCGCGCTCGCGAACGGATCTAGGCGTAACGTCCAGCAGCGACGCCACGACCGACACCGGAAGCGGATCGATCTCGATGGGAGGGAAGGCGGTCACGAGCTGGCCACCTCCGTCTGGACGGTGCGGAGGTTAATCACTTCGCCGGTTGTCGGGCAGGCCGCCCACCACGGGAAGAGGCGGCCATCGATTTCGAGAGGTCGCGCCCGGCGGATGAATTCGATGGCGTCGTGCTTCCCCTGGCAACGCGCGCAGTTGATGACGTCAACCGCGATCCGATCGGGGCGCGCGGTCATAGCTCGCCCTTCATCGCCAGGGTGTAAGTCGGGAGCGTGGCGATCTCGTTAAACAGTTCGTTCAGATCGGTGCGAATTGCGTCCTTGCTGGTCTCGCTCGCGTGAAGGAGTAGCGCGTCATGTGCGTCCTTAAGTGAAGCGAGGAGCCGTTGCGTTAGGTCGGCCGACAACACTCTGACCTCGGTCATCGTGGGCCTCTCTTGCGCGCGGCGTAACGGGCTTGCATGTCAATCGGAAGAGACGCGAGAGGAATCAGTGGAGCTGTTGGATAGCGTCGTTGGCGTGGTGCCGGCCGCCACTCTTCGACATCAACTGAAATCCAGAGAGGTTCGCCTGATGTCGGGCAATGCGACCAGTGGGTGTAGTGGAGTCCCCGGATCGTGAACGGGCGAGCGAACTCGTAAAAACTGAGGTCCGGATGAGCTTCACCACATCCGCAGCCAACGACGGTGATGGTTTTCATCGCGCAGCCTCCGCCCAAAGCCGCAGACATTCATTGCAAAGGCTCAAAGGAGAGGTGGGATCGCATTCCGAGTGATCGCCGAGCACGACGATCGCGCCGGTGAAAAGCTGAGCCGCTGCTCGTTCTCGCCGGACAATCGCGTGCCGGTTGATGCCGCCGCGCCGTCCGCCTTCGCGCATCTGTTCGGCCCGAGCCTCCATCACTCCGCGGCCGACGACGACGTTGCCGCTCATCGCGCGGCCTCCGCGGCGAAGCGCGCGACGTCTTCGTCATCGAAGCGCAGTAGGCGCCGCCGCCGCCCCGCTGACGCGGTTAGATCGACACCAACGAGCGCGCCAGAGTCGTAGTGACGAATGACCGTCTGCACGGAGATACCAAGTCGGTTGGCAACATCGCGAGGGGTCAGCGAAGGGGACTTCTTCTCCGCCACCGCGCTGGCAGCACTCGAGGTCCTCTTCCCCCGAAGCTGCCCAACCGAATGCGTGCGCAGCGCGATGGCGAACTGGTTGACGAAGAGCGCGACGAGGAGGCGGATCATGACGCCTTCCTTGCTTTGTCCCGGTACGGCTTGAACTCAAAAAGCTCCTCGCGATCGACGTGACGCCCGATGAGCTTCGCGCACGCCACCAGCATCAGGTCCATGAATTCCCGTGTCGGGTCCTGGCCATTCGCGACGTTGTAGATGTGTGGGCGCGTGTACCCGGTCTCACGGGCAAGGGCAACGACTGTCAGGCCGTTCTCGCGCCGGTGGCGTGTGATGAATCGCTTTAGCTGGGTCGTCGAGGTGAGTCGCCGTTTCCGTTTCACGATGCAAAGAATAGTTGACGTAAAGGAATCTTGTCAATACTCTTGATCGAAGCGGAGGCTCTATATGAGGCAAATCAACCGTGGTACGGAAGTCCGTACTTGCTTGACGCAGTCTGCTGAGCGTAAACTATTGTTTACATGCCGAGGTCGAAGTCTGGCGCCCGAGAGCAGCGCATCGCTGCCTACATTCGCGATGCGCGGAAAGCAAAGGGTTGGTCCCAGGAGCGGTTGGCTAAGCGTTCAGAAACAACAAGGCAAACGATCTACTCACTTGAGAAGGACGGGAGCGGGACCATCAGCCTTCTGTTGGCAGTCCTCGCTGCGCTCGACGTCACGGACTTTCCGGTGCGCGGTAGGCTCGAGCCGAAAACGGCTGGTCCTTCACGCACGGCGGATTTTGAAGAGATTCGGCGCTACGCCGCCGGAGCAAGCCGCCAGCTCGAAATACTTGATGCGTTTTGTCGTGAAAGGACAGGTGAGGCGCAGCAACGATCGCCAGTTCGTAAAACAGCACGCGGCAGTTCATCGAAGGAGCCTGCCGGCGATCAGTTTCTCCAAACATTCGGAAGCTTGCAACCACACGAGCAGTTTGAGTTTCTCCGGGATCTGTTCGCTCATGTGCGGACGGATTCATCGATCGATGACACGATCGGCAGCAAGGCCGCCCGCCCTGCTGGAGAGCGAGCGATATCACGTCGTCGGCGCTGACAAAGCCAGGGGGATAAGCCAGTGACCTCGCCGGAGTTTGACGAAAGCGACGCTGAGATGGTCGCCTTGCTTCGCCGGGGCGAGGTTTGGACCCCGCCCGCCGCAAGCGACACCGCTTCTAACGTTTCCTCCTGCATCCAACGCGCGCGTTCCGTTGCGCGAAGCGATCCTGAAATGTCGGTGAAGTTGACGACCCTCGCGACGTCGATCGCTGACCGTCTCGAAAACGATACGTCGTCGAGCGTCTGCCTGTTGCGTTCGAACGCCTGGAGAGAGCATGCGGAGTCGCTAACGTTTGTAGGTAGGAACGAGGAGGCATTTGCGGCTCTCGAAAGAGCAGAAGAAGAACTCGCGAAAGGCGGAAGCCCGGATTTCGATCGAGCCAGGCTGGTGCTGACGCGAGCCAACGTTCTTCACCAGGTTCATCGTGGATTGGAAGCGGTCTTCCAAGTGCGCGAGGCGGCGGCCGTGTTCCTTCGGATTGGAGAGATGCGCCAGTTCGTCAACGCTCGCTTGATCGAATCCACCATCTTGTATCTCGCCGGGAGGCCTGCTGATGCGCTGGCAGCGTGGCGGGATCTTGATCGAGATCTGGGCGGTGGATCGAAAGACGCCAGCGCTTCAGCCATGATGTTTCACACCATTGCGCTGTGCTTTCGAGGTCTAGGCGACTTCGCAGGCGCTCGGACGTACTTTGCCAGGGCAAAGGCCAACTTCATCGCAGCCGGAAGCACGGCTGACGCTGTGAAGGTTGACTGGAGCGTGGCAAGGGTGCTCTTGGCTGAAGGAAGATTAGTGGAAGCAGTTTCGGCGCTGACAGTTGTCGGAGTTGAGTTTGGGCGATTGTCGATGCGCGTCGAAGAGGCTCTCGTTGGTCTCGACCGCGTCGACGCGCTCCTGGCATTGGATCGTTCGATCGAAGCGCGAAAGATCTGCCCGCCGATCATCGCCGCGTTTAATGCAAGTGGGCTGGACCGAGAGACGGCTCGTGCTCTCGCCTACCTTCATGATGCGTTGAGAAGAAGCAGTAGGCACGCCACAGAGGTATCTGACATTCGGAGTGTGACGATTCCTCATGTCCGAGCATTCATCGAGAAACAAGCAAAGAGCAGCTCAGCGACGGCCCGTTTCGAGCCGCCGCTGAACTAACTACGGAGAAAGTTACGGCCGCGGCCAGCTGGGCTCGTCGAGGGAGTGAACGATGTGTTTCACGATCTTGACGATCCGCTCGATCACGCTGCCGCGATCTCCGGAGCTGGGTGCTGCGTGTACGGGGGTGGACAACAGGACTACGGTCAGGAGTAGAATTGCGGAAATACTTCCCTTGGTTTTGAACATGAAGATGTCTCCTCTGGTTTGTCGAACCGGCGGTATGCCGATCCGCGACTGCGGTTATAGCGAGAAGGCGCCTTCATCAACAGGAGAGTCTTCGGACGGGTGTTCCCCTACCCCCAAAGTTGCTGAGCAAGCAAAACTATGAAACGAACGTTCGTGGCGATCTTCGTTCTGGCCGCAACTCTCTTGCCGTCGACGCCCGCGAGGGCGGAAGATCTCGCTGCGGCAAAAAGAGACCTGTCGCGCGCGTCACGGCTTTTGAATCAAGGCAGGATTCGAGAAGCACGGGCTGCGTTTGTCAAAGCCGAAGCGGAAGGCGCCAGCGGCACCTTGATCTACGACCTTGACCGACGACTGGCCGACGCAGAAGACCGGCAACTGGCGAACACAGTAGATCGTCGAAAACCGTTAAGAACGCACAGTGCTACGGGAGGCCCGAGTAGCAGCACCGTCTCGAACGACTTCGCTGGACTCGTAAAAACGCTCTCTCCGCTGACCGAAGGATTTGATCGGAGTGGCCCCGCGTCGATCCGTCTCCATATCAACGGCCGGCTCTGGAATTCGATGAGTCATGATCAGCAGCAGCAGCTCCTGGACAGCGTAGCCGTTAGACAGGTCGTTCACGACACGCACTGCACCATTCACGTGATCGTTTACTCCACGGACGTTGGAACCATCGGCCCAGGCTGGACTGGGGAATGGAAGTTTCGGCGGAACGACTGAGCGGCGAGCCCCCATGGACGATCCGTCAGTTCCGAAGCCGCAGTTGGTACAATTCAACTGTGGAGGGATCTCCGGAAGGGCGGGCGGGTGTGCCGGTGCGCGGGCCTTGGCGCACTCGCGCACAGGTGGCTCGGCGGCTCGGTGTTTCGGCGTCGACCGTCGATGACTACTTCGATTCTGGCGAGCTCGCCGGCGCCGACATGAGTCCAAAGCCAAAGCCCGGACAGAAGAGCCGCCGGCGCATGCTTCGATTCCTCGACGATGACGTCGAGCGTTTCGAAGAGAAGCGCCGGCGCGACGAGGCTCTGCAACAATCGAGAATTGCGGGTCGCTGACCAGCTCGCATAATTTTTTCGAGCTGGAAGCGCTGGAAGCGCTGGAAGCGCTGGAAATTTAGACATTCCGCTTTGGCGGACCTACTCTCCTCGCATTCGCAGCTACGGATCGGTCCGGCTGCAACCAAGAGTGAAGAAGGCGCGCGGGCGCGCGCCGAATCTGCTGGGCGGGAGGGCGTGTGATGAAGCAATTCGGTGGTCGTCTCGGGTGCCTTTTTCTCTATCTTTCTCTTCTCACCGCGTGTCCGGATGCCGCGTTCGCGGCCACGCCGGCCGCTCCTCCGCTGAAGCTGGCCATCGCCGGAGGCAGTCTCTACTCCACCGACATCGCCATCAATGCCGTCGACGGCGCGACGACGACCGCGGCGCTGGCGATCGACGCGTGTCAGCAGGGCGTGATCTACGTCAAGCCGCTCGGCTCGAGCTACCTCGAGGACGTGACGAACGCAATCTTCTGTCCCGGCCGGCCCGACTACTACCTGCTCGACTCACCGCCTGGCGTGCGCGCCTTCACGATGCTCTCGTTCCACAACGGCGCGTCGCGGTCGAGTTACAAGATGCCGGCACTCGGCGCGGTCACGCCAACGTCACCATCGACGATCGGCCTGGCCGAGGCGCTGACGAACACCGAGCGGCAACAGGTGCGCGTGCTGTGCGGCTTTACCGGCTTCGAAGGATCGCTCGCCGTCGACGTCTACGGGCCTGACGGGGAGCTGCTCACAAAGAGTGGACCTGAACGCGTGGAGTGCGCGGCGCCGATCACCTTGCAGACCCTCAAGACGCAGTTCCAGAGCGGCTACGTGGTCGTGCACAACGTGAGCTCCGGCTATCCCGGCTTCGGCGCAACCATCTACGGCGCGGTCGTGAACTCGTCGCCGGCGAACGGAAACGCGCGGGTCTATCCATTCGGCGATTCGGGCCCTCACTGAGAGCCTCCTACACATCGCGACGGCGAGCTGGCCGGCGCGGCGGTCACCCGCCGGGCAGCTCGTTTCGCGGAGATCCATCACCGCAATCCGGAGGCATCGCATGAACTCGAAGTACTGGGCCCTGAGCAAGATCAACATCACCGCGATCCTTGTCGCGCTGATCACTCTTGCGTCGATCGCCGACACGCTGCCTCCTCAGTTGAAGGCCCTGGCTCCGTGGCTAACGCTCGCGGGCTCTGCGGCCACGATCTTTTTCCGCATCTACCGCACATCGGCATCACTTACCGGCGCGCCGTTCGCGAGGGCTGCAACACCGGTTCAACTGACCGGGGTCACATGGCCCGATGACGACGAACCATCGTCCACTGCGAAGCCAGCGCCTCCAGCCGGGCCGCCGGTCAAATACACGTAGGCCGTTTCCTCGCGCGGATCCGGCCAGCGAGCGCTGACCGGATGAGCGGGAGGCAACACCATGAAAAGACTCATTCTCATGATCTCAGTGCTCGCACTGTTGGCGAGCTTCACCGGTTGTTCCGGTAACGCCGGCAGCAACCATCCGGCCGTCACGCCGATGAACCGCGACCAGGCAATCCAGATTGCGCGTGATGCCGCGCGCACGTTCGCCGAGCTCTATCTGCAGAGCCAGTACAAGATCCCGATCACTCTCACCGATGCGGCGTTCAGCATCATTGATACATCGGTAATCGATCCGGCTCTAAAGGGCGGAGCGTTTAGGGCCGCCGTCGATCCCGAGCAGTGGAGGCCCATCCGAGCAAAGCTGATCAGCGACGGCACAACCAAACTGGCCGGCGTCAAAAAGAAAGACGGCAGTCCTCTCGTCGACCAGGCCGATGCGGAGCTGCTCGTGACGAAGCTCGTCGACGGAGTCGCTCAGGTCGAGAACACCTACGCAAACGAGCCGGCCGCGCCGCCTACGACCGCACCACCCGCGGCCACGTCCTCATCCGGCGATCGATAACCCCTGCGAAAAATGGTCAACCCTCTTCGCGCCGTTGCTGCTGCGTCTCTCCGTCTCGCGCGCGTCACGCGTGGGCGAGTGGATGGGAACGCATGCGGGATGTCGAGGCACGCGCAGCAGCGCGGCGTGAAGGCTTTGACTCGTCGAATCATCGCGGCATTCGAGGCGTGGTGGTGTTTCAAACAGCCGCTCCTGCTGGGGCTGTGGATTGCGATTTTTCGGTAACCGCGCGTGCGGCATGAGCGCAACACGGTGATGTGGCTTTGGGACGCAAACACACAGGAAGAGGGGCGCGGTCCATCAGCAGCTTGATGACGGCCTACCAAAACTCCGACGCGGTCGTCCGCCACTTCATTCGCTGCGCTCTTGCGGCACTCGCGTTTCCGGCTGGTGCAGTTGTGATTTTGCTTCGCAAATGCTGAGAGGGAGAGATCGATCGTGCCGGAATGGCTGATTCAAACGCTTCTGGGTTCTGCGATGGCTGTGGCCGCATGGTTCCTCCGAGGTCTGCGCAACGACGTCGACGCCATCAAGCTCGACATGGCAAAGAACTACGTCACGCACCGGCAACTCCGCAGTCTGCGCATCGATATTCAAAACGCGATGGCGATGATGAATCACCTGCAGCTGCACCTCGCGCGGCACTTCAAATTCACGCCATTCACCGCGGTGCCAAACCCCGCGAGTGAGTTCGATCAGGAGGCTGGACATGACGGGGATTAAAGGAGTCCAAATGAGAAAACTCGGGAAGTCGCTGGTCATCGTCGTTTTCTGCGCCGCGCTGTTTGGCTGCGCTTCCAGTAACTGGCCTTATGCCTGGAGCAAACAGAACGCGGCGAACGCCGCGTGGGACAAGCAACAGGCGGCCACCGCGCAGGCAGAGCAGGACGCCGCAAATGCCGCGCTGGCCAAACAGAACGCCGCCATCGCCCGATACAACGTCGTCCAGGAGAACGCCAACCCGCTGAATCTCTTGTTGGCGGCCGAACTTGCGCGCCAGGTGCAAAACGACATCGGCTCCTCGACGGCGGACAGACTCAAGGCGAGCAGCATGCTCTATGACCTTGCGTACAAATACGCGCGTGCCGCCGGCTTCACTCGGGCCGATGCTCGAAAGTTCGCGGGCGAATTCACGGACGGTTCACGGTGAGGCATCGCGCGAGCAATGGCCACTAGCCGCAAACGCAAGACGCCGGCGGCGAAGCCGCGCGCGAAACGGAAGCCCCGCGGCAATCCGGACGGCCCTCCTGTGCGCGGCGTCAAGGGTCACGGCACGATCGACTCGAATCCCGATCTGGCGAAGGTCGTCAAAGACGTCTACTTCGCGCATCCGGAGTGGTCGATCGAAGAAAAGCTCGACTGGATCCATGATCAACACGAAGCATTCCGCACGTCGTTGTCCTGGTCCGCTCTGCAGCGCTGGTACGACAAGTTCGAGCAGGAGCTGATCGAGCAGGAGACGATGCTCAGTCTCGCCCGAGCGCTCAAGGCCAACATTGAAGAGGACGGATTGATGCTGACGAGCGTCGCCGGCGAGCTCGCGCAGTCGATGGTCTTCAAGTCGCTGCTCTCCGGCCAGATCCTGAGCAAAGAGGATCAGGTCAAGGTCAATCTTCAATCCCGCCTCAACTCATCGGCGGCCTCGCGCGAGAGAGCGCGCCGCTCGGTAGAGAAAGACATCCGCCGCGGCGCCGAGCGAATGAAAGAAGATCTTCGCAAAGAGCTGAAGCATCATCCGGAGCTGGCTGAGAAGCTGGCAAAGATCATCGACGCACGCACCGATCAACTGGCCGAGGAGGCGGTGCGGCGATGAAAACGCCCGTGCTCGACCAGATCATCGACCGTCCGCAACGGCCGGCCGCAAAGGAAAGGAAGAAGCCGCGCCGCTCGCTCGAGCGCTTCCTCGAGGAGGAGATCCATACGGACTCCGGCCTCTTCTCGTTCAAGGGTCATGAGCCGCTGCTCTTCATCGTGCGGCTGATCGAGCGTCTCATCGTCGATCGCGTTTGTGATGCGCGTGTGGCGATCGCCAAGGCCGAGCAGATCGGCTTCTCGACCCTGGCGATCGGCGTAGCGCTGTGGGCGGTCGCGGAGCTCGGCTACAACGTCGGCTACTTCTTCCCCGACGACAAGATGGCCTCGGAGTTCGGCGCCGCTCGCTTCAACCCGACCATCGAGCGGTCGCTCTTTCTGGCCGGCCGGATGAAAGACGCCGGCGTCGACCGCGGCGTGCTCAAAGAGCTGGGCGATGGGAAGTATCTCTACCTCAAGGGACTCAACACGCTCAAGGGCGCGATCGCCAATCCGCAGGATCTGCAGCTCCTCGACGAGTTCGACAAGATTCCGGCCAACGTGGCGCGCTGGACGAAGGGCCGCATGACGCACTCGAAGCTGCGCCTGGCAATTCGTTTCTCCGCGCCGTATGCGGACGGCGCCGGCATCCACAAGAGTTTCGACGACGGATCGCAGCGGCGATTCCTCGTCAAGTGCATGGCCTGCGGCCGCGCGGACATCTGCCTCGAGGAGTCGTTCCCCGACTGCATGCAGGTGTTCAACGGGACGTGGGTGCGGGTCTGCCCGGAGTGCCACAAGAAGCTCGACATCGTCGGCAAGGGTGAGTGGGTGGCCACGCATCCGGAGCGTGAGAAAGACGGGCTGTACTCGTTCCGCATTTCCGCGATCTCGCTCGGTGCGATCGATGCGAATCTCATCATGAAGGATTACCTCGGCGCAGTCGAGAGCGGGGATCCGGATGAGATGGCGATCTTTGATCGCTCGAAGCGCGCCTTTCCGAACGCCGGCGCGATGCAGCCGATCGGCGACGTCGAGCTGCGCAGGATGGAGCGCGACTACGTGCTCAAGCTCGCCCGCACGTCGCATCCGATCTTCTTCGGCGTCGACGCCGGCAACGCCTGCTGGTTCTGGGCCGAGGAGTTTCTGCCGGACGGAACGCGCCGCCTGGTGTGGGCCGAGAAGATGAATTCGGATTCGTGGGTGGAACGCGTCACGACTTTGATCGAGAAGCTGCAGCCGCGGTTCGGCGTCATCGATAAGAAGCCGCTGCTCACTGATTCGCGCAAGCTCGCGTACCGCTTTCCGAAGAACGTTGCGCTGCTCGACTTCGCCAACAACCACGAACTGACGATGGTCGAAGAGCAGCTCGTCGAGGAAGACACGATCGGCGGCGCGCAGAATCCGCGCGGCCCGAAATACCTCTGTGTGAAGTTCGATCGCGACGCGGCGTTGGCCAAGTTCTGCGCGGAGTCGACGCATCCGGATCACGGTCTACTGCTGCCGAACGAGCGCTCGCGCACGATGCAGCTCGTCGGCGATCACCTCAAGAACCTGCGCAAGGTTCCCAAGAAGAGCGCGGCCGGCAATGAGCTCCACCGTTTCATCGACGGCGTCGAGAATCACTTCGGCATGGCCGGCATGTCGGCCGTCCTGGCGCGCCTGGTCGCGCCGTCGATCCAGCCTTTCGCGTTCTTTCCTATCGACGACGCCATCGACATCGCCGGCGATGACGACTTCCGAGACCTTGGCCGCGGAGGGTTCGTCTGATGCCGACTTCTCTCGTCGTCGACGCTTACGGCCGGCCATTCGATTACAACGCCGCGCCGCAGGAGCCGGTTTCGCCGATCGGCCAGACGTGGGATCCGTTTGCGTACCGCACGCTCGGCCGCGACGAGATCCCTCCGGAGATGATCGCTCGCGCGATCGCCGATCAGCTTTCGCTCGCACAGACGCAAATGCTCTGCAAACGCGTGCTCGATAACGACACGCGTTTCGCCGGGTTCTGGCGCGACTACAGAGATGCGATCGCTGGCCTCGATTGGGAAGTAATCCCGCGCGAGAAAGCCACGCGTGCCGATAAGCGGCTGGCGAAGAAAGTTGCAGAGGATCTCGAAGAGCAACTCACGGAACTGCCCGTCGAGAAGCTCGTCGGCAACGTCGTGTGGGGCGACTTCGCGCCATTCGGGTGGGCGGAGAACGTTTGGGATCTGCAGACCAAAGATCTCCTCGGATGGGAGTTCCCCGACGTCACGCGCCAGTACTGGGATCCGATGCATTCGACGCTGCGGCTGCTCACAAAGGATGCGCAGTCGTTCGGTGTCGATCTCGCCGCAAACATGTGGGCGATCCACACATCGAGCATCAAGCCAGGAGGTCCGCGCCAGGGCGGCTACTGGAAGTCGATCCTGTGGGACTACGCCCTCAAGCACTATTCGATCGCCGACTGGATGGAGCTCTCCGATATCTGGGGTCTGCCGTGGGTGCTGGCCTTCATCGAAGATCCGAAGGACAAAGACGCGGTGATCAAGGCCGTGGCGACGATGTCGCGCAAGGGTCGCGGCGCGTTCCCGAAAGGCACCGAGGTCACGATCACCAGTGGCAGTGGATCCGGATCGGTCGACATCTTCGAAAAGATGGCCTCACGCTGCGACGACAACGCTTCGATCATGTTCACGGGTCACGATCTGACCGCTGGATCGAAGTCCGGTACCGGTACGCTCGCCAACAAAGGTGCGCAACGCGTGGCCGAGAAGCTCATCAAGCTGGGCTCGCGTGGCGTGATGAGCACCGTCCGCCGCGACGTGTCCAAGGTGCGCGCGACGCTGAAGTTCGGCTACGACGTGGCCATGGCGTTCTGTCCGACTTGGAAGCTCAAGTACGAGCCGCCGATCGACGTGCTGGCCCGCGGACGTTCGTTCGTGATGGTCAATCAAATTCTCAAGCCGCTCGGCAAAGCGATTGGTGAGCAGCAGATCCTCGAGGAGTTCTCGATCGCCGAGGTCGTCGACATCAAAGTGGACGACTCCGCGCCGGTTGCTGACAACACGCAGAACGACAACGCAGACCTGACGAACGACGAGATCGACGCGTCGCGCCGTCCCAGCCGCCGTCGTGCGGCCGCGGCCAACGCGCCAAAGGATCATCCGGTGCGCACGCACGACGATCTCGAGCGCGTCGCCGGCGCGCTCGCGCAGCGGCAGTTCGCGGCGATCGGCGCCGACATTCACGCGCTCGTCGACAGCACTCCGCTCGAGGAGCTGGCCGCGGCGCTCTGGGAGTCGTACCCGGACCTCGGTGAGCCGCGCAAGTTCGCTTCGCTCGCTCGCGATTCGATGACGACTGCCGCTGTGATCGGCAATGCGGACGTCGGTGTGGAGGTGGCCAGTGCCAACTCCTAGCCTGCAGAAGACGACCGGCTTCTTCTCCGAGGCGATCGCCTTTCATCGCGGACGCGTGCCGATGGCGGACAGCGCAGTCGCGAAGATCGCGAGCGATGCGCGGATGCGCGCGTTCTGGGTCACTGGCCTGGCGCGCCAGGCGGAGGCCGTGGCGACACATCGCCTGGTCGACGAGGCACTGCGCAACGGAACGACTGACGCGACCTTCCGCGCCGGCTATGCGCAACTCACGGCGGCGAATGGCGGGTCACTGTTGTCCGTCGACAGGCAGAACCTCGTGATTCGCCAGGCAACGGGCCTGGCCTACAGCTCCGGACGCATCGAGAAGATGCTCGCGGTGAAAGACACGCGGCCCATCTGGATGTACCCGCTCGGCCCGAGCGATGACCACACCACGGTGATCTGCTTCCAGCTTCAGGGCTTCATGGCGCCGGCGGACTGGCCGGGCTGGCAGCGCATCGCTCCGCCGAACCACTTCAGAGAACGACACCTGGCGCTCGTCTCGATGACGCGCGAGCAGGCGCAGGCCTTCGCCGACAAGGGCGGCAAAGTGCTGTGGAAGGAAGACGACGGCGAGTTCGCCGTGATTGACGGCCAGGAGATTCATCCGGCGCCAGGCTTCGACATGGCGCCGCGCCTGCTGGCCAGCGACGCGAAGTCGCTCCTGGAGGAATTCAGCAAGATCGCCGGCGAGCTCCCGGCCGGCGATGCGGAAACGTACAGCCTCTCGCCGATCGCCGAGCTGGCAGAGGAAGACGTCATCGCCTGGCCGGACCTGGTGGCCGCGGGCGACGCCGAGGAGGGATGGGCGGCGTTGCGCGAGGCCGCCGGGGTTCCCGACGATCTCGAGGAGACGATCGTCCCCGACCTCTTCGGCGACGGCGCGATCGTGAACCGCGGCAGCTACGACGCGATGTTCGGCGATCGCGATCCGGAGGTCGCCCCTCTCCTTCCGGAGCTGCTGACCGATCCGGCCGAGGTGTGGTTCGTGCCGTTTGCGACGGACGAGGGAGTGACAGTCGTCAAGCGATTCTTCGGCGCATTCGACGTCGACGGCGAGACGGTGTGGATGTGGGCCGACCAGGCGCCGAGCGGCTGGATTGCGCGGGGCGGGGTGACCGACGCGGCGGGTCTGGATGCCCTCCGGAAGGGGTACCTGGTGATGAGCAAAGTGCCGCGGAAGGCGAATACCGCGCGAAACGCACAAAAACGGCCTGTGGCGATTTCAGGCCGTGCACCACGTGAAACGCGAGATCTCGCCTCAGGCGAGCGTTTGGCCGGGTTTTGGCCGGGGTTTGAGCGATGACTACCCAATTGAGGAAGCCCGACAAAGGAAAGGCCGTGATCGCCAGTGTTGGCGGGGGGCTTTCGATCGCTGTCGGTCCGTGGCAGGTCATCGCCGCCGATCGGCGTCTCGCGGCCGACGCGCTGGGAGGCGAACCACCGACCGATCTGCTGCTCATCCCATCCCCGGAATGGGTGCTCGAGGACATCACGCTGAAGACGCCGCGTGCTGCGCTCGAGGAGGTCGTCGCGGAGATCAAGGCGCGCGGCATCGACATTCATTGCGACTATCACCATCAGAGCCTCTACGCCGCCAAGACCGGCATCCAGGCGCCCGCTGCAGGCTGGGCGGCATTCTCGGGGTTCCGGGTTGACGCTCGTGGTCTGTGGGCGACCTCGATCCGCTGGACCGCGGCCGCCGATGCGTACTTGCGCAACGGCGAATACCGCTACTTCTCGCCCGTCGTCTACTTCGAGGACAAGACGCTCACCGTTACCTCGCTGGACTCCTGGGCGCTGACCAACACACCGCGTACTAACGACCAGCCGCCGCTGACTGCGGCCATGGCCGCAGCTCGTTTTCATACACGCCGCATCGCGGCATCAATGGAGGCAGGAATGGAAAAGTGGGTGGACATTCTCATTAACTTCTTGAACAGTCTGTGGTGCTACAGCCCCGATGAGCTGCTCGCACATATCGACACGGCGCGCGAAAAATTCGTGCAGGTCATGAGCGAAGCGGGAGAGCCCGCGGCAGTGGCCTCGTCCGAGTTCGCGAAGTCGCTGCCGAAGAACGCGACGATTCTGCAAGCGCTCATCGCCGGCGGATTGAAGATCCCGGATGGCGTCGTGCAGCTCGCGGCCGCGAAGCTCGCCGCCGAGTCGGACGACGTTCCAGCGAACCTCCTGCAGATCGTAAGTCTGCCAGCCGAGACCAAGCGCACGGCCTTCGCCGCGCACCTGGTCAGCCTCGTGACCGAGCGTGTGCCTCGCAGCGAGGTTGCGACGCTCGAGGAGCAACTGGCGGCGGCGCGTGAGACCGGCGAGAAGGCAAAGATCGACGCCATGTTCCGCAAGTTCGCCGACCGCTACAACGCGGCCGAGGAACCGGAGCTGCGGAGCATCGCGTCGTCGAGTCCGGAGAACCTCGCCGCGGTCGAGACCAACCTCTCGCAACGCCAGCCGATCGTCCAGAAGCCGGCCAGCAAAGACACCGCGCCGAAGGAGCCGAAGCTCGCTTCTGCAACAACGCAGAAGCGTGCTGTCGCCGGCGAGCAGCGCGTCGTCAGCGCATCGAGCGTCGACATCGAGAGTGAGGTGCGCGCCATCCTGGCCGAGAAGGGCTGGGGCATGGACAAGTACGCAGAGGCAAACGCAATTCGCAAAGAGCGGTCTTCCACGGCAGATGCCGTCGCGACGGCCTAACGAAACAGACCAACACACACACGAGGACGGAGGGCTACTCAGATGTTCAACTACGCAAAAGCATTCTGGATCGAGATTCTGACGGAAACGTTCGTGCCGACTGCGGCGGTTGCTGTTGGGCGATTCGTCGATGACGCAGGCAATCAAGTCGCCGCGGCCGGCGTGCGCGCTCGTGGAGTCGCGCGCACGTGGCTGAACACCGCGGACGTTGCACTCAACAAGACGGTAACGGTTATTACGCTCGGGCTCGCGACGATCGAGACCGGGGGAAACGTCGCTGTCAAGGACGTGCTGACGAGCGACAACCAGGGACGCGCGATCACTCGCGGCGTCGGCCAGGTCGGCAATGCCATCGCTCTCGAAGCGTGTACGACTGGCGCCGGCGGCCAGATTCTCGCCCTCGTAATTCAGGAAGTGGCACCAGTGGCCAGCGCTGCGATCGCCGACACGGCCGGCGCGACGCTCGGGCAACTCGAGACGACCGTCAACGCGATCAAAGCGGTCCTGCGCGCTCAGGGTCTGCTCGCTCCGTAAGCCGTCAGTACCGACAAGAACAAGTCCAACAACATCGCCATCAAGGGTGGCAGGGAGGGTGTGAAGATGAGCGACAAGAATCTCAGGCAACTGATCGCGGACAAGCTCGCGGATCTCCGCGAGGTTGACACGCACAATTCGAATCTCGTCAGCGGCTACCGCAACGACGACTTCGTAGGAGTCTCGCAGATCTGTCCGATCGTGCCGACGCCGAAGGAAGCCGGTGTGTATCCGGTCTGGCGGCCGTCGTCGTTTATCCCGATCGACAAACTGCGCGTGTCGATGGGATCCAAGCGCGTGCGGCTCGATCTGTCGACCGATGCCGGCCGGTATCAGATCGCGCGGTATGAAGTCGAGGTTCCGATCTACGGATGGGAGCTCAGCGAAATCATCGCTGCCAACCTCGACACCTTCGTCGAGAACAAGACCAAGCGCGGCGCAGACGTCACGATGCTCGGCATGGAGGTCGCCGTTTCGACGATCTTCCAGACCGCGACCGAGTACGCAACGTCGATGGTCCACGTCGAGGCGACGTCCACAAAGCAGTGGATGGACACGGTGAACTCCGATCCCATCGGTGACCTGCGCGGATGGATCAACATCGCGCGCCGGAAGCTGAATGTGAAGAAGGATCGTCTCGCCGTTGCTTTCGGACCGCTGACGATCGAAGCGCTCGTCGATCACCCGAAGGTGCTCGGCCGCGCGGTCGGTACGACCGGCAAAGAGCCGAACAACGCCCGTCTCGCCGAGATCCTCGGCGTGGCGTCTGTCGAAACGCTTTCGGGTTCCTACTCCGTCGACGTCGACGCCGCGGATCCCAACAGCATCGTTACGGCGGACCTCTGGGGCGACGTCGTGCTGATCTACCTTCCCGTGCCGAAGCCGAATCCCGGCGATCCTCTCCCCGGCGCGATCGCGCGTCTCGAGGGGCAGCCGTTCGTCGACGAATACGCCGACAAGACTGTCGCCGGCGACGCGCTCATCAAGGTCGCGCACGACGCGTGGGGCTTAGTCCGGATGGGCGACAAGGACGGAAAGATCTGCCGGGTGTTCATGGGCAAGAACATCTCTGGCAAGACCGTCTCGCTCTGATCTCGCTCTTGTGCTTGCCGCGAGGGCGCGAACTTCTGTTCGCGCCCTCTTTCGAGCTCAAAACCGAAAAAGGAGAACTGCGATGGCGACCGATAAGAAGGCGAAGAAATACGAAATCCGACACGGCCAGATCCGCGTGGGAAACGAGGTGCGTATCCCAGGCCAGACAATCACGAAAGGCGAGATCTCGGATGCAAGTCTGGAAATGCTCATTCGCGAGCAACTCGTCATCGACGCCGATGCGCCGCTGACTGCGTCCACAGTCAACTCGCACGTTGGTGATCACTTCATTGAAGTGGCCGAGAGCATTGGTCTGATCACGAACAAGAGCGGCGTGTTTTCGTTCGAAGGCCGCGACTTCAAGGGCCGCGAGCAACTCCGGCAGGAAGTTCTCCTCACCGAGCTCAAGGCCGCATTCGTGAAGGCATACGCATCGAAGAGCGCAGCGATCGGCGAACTCACCGAGCAGCTCGCGGCCGCAAAGCAACTCGGTAAGTAACGGAGGACGCAAATCGCACATGGCCTCCGCCTACGGAATCACCGCGCAGGATCTTCTACAGCGGCTCGAGCTCGAGCAGTTGAAGAAGATCACTCTCGACGCACCTCCTTACTCCGGGGATCCGGACTGGACGGTCGTCGACGCGAAGATCGCCGAGGCGGAGGCCGATGTGCACGTGGCGGCATCGTCCTACTACGCGACCCCGATCGCGCCGCGCGACGATGCCACGACGGTCGAAGCCGACGAGCTCAAAGCGTTCATCGTCGGCAAGGTCCTCGACATCACGATGTACAAACTCCTGCAGCGGCGTCCCTCGCTGCTCAACGCCGGTGATAGGTCGACCTACTACTCCGGAGTGAAGAAGGCGATCGATAAATGGCTCGAGCAGATCGCCGGCGATGCGGCGGCCGAGCGGAAGACGATCGGCGTGGCGCGCGAGCGCACGGTGCAGATCACCTCGAGCGCCGGCGCCTGGGCGGAGAGCGAAGCAACACGGACAACGCTCCGAACTGGAGGATTCGTCTGATGTGCGCCATGGGAATCGAAATCACGGGGCTCGACGGGCTGCAGGGTATCCTCGATCGCGCGATCGGCAAGTCGCAGGATCTCTCGCCCGTATGGAACGACTTCGGCGAAGAAGCGATCCTTCAGACGCATCTGCGCGCCGCCGGCGGCATCGCTCCGGATGGATCCGCATGGCCGGTCTCCGCGCGCGCCGCGGGCGTTAGTGGTCAAACGCTCGACAAGACCGGACGTCTGCTCGCCTCGGCATCCTACGAATTCGACGGCCGCACGTTCGCACTCTTTTCGGACGACATCCGTGCGGCCGTTCACCAGGAAGGCAAGACGATCTATCCGACAGCCGGGAAGAAGGCTCTGGCCATCCCGATGAGCGAAGAGGTCGCCAATCAGTACCAGGCCGGCGTCTCAATCCGAGAGCAGTGGCCGGACGCGTTTCTCCTGGTCTCGGAGGCTGGCAACGCCTTCCTCGTGCAGCGGCCAAAGTCGGGGGGCTACGAGATCGAGTTTCTGTTCATGCTCGTGCCTTCGGTTCATGAGCCCGAGCGTTGGTGGCTGGGGTTGTCGCCCGACGACATCGTCTATTTCGAAGGGCGCGTCGTGCAGCACTACGGAATGTTCGGTAGTGGAGGCGAGGCGTGAGATGTCCATCGTGCTCCTGCATGCAGTTGCGACAGTCGTCGCCTCGGCGGCCGCCGTCGATCCGCAGCCGGGAACGCTGTGGTTGTGTTGTTGGGAGGGTGAGAACGTGCTGCTGACCAAAGAGCTTCGCGATCAATACGACGCGCGTTTCAAAGCGTGCGTTGTCGCTCCGGAAAAGAAGGATGAAGTGGAGCAGATCATCACGCGGATCATGAAGAACCGCGGGCGTTACGAGAACGTCGAGGCGCGCACAAGCGTGCCGTGGTTCATCATCGCCCTGCTGCACAACATGGAGTGCGACGGCAATTTCAATTGCCACCTCCATAACGGCGATCCGCTGCACGCTCGCACCGTCAATGAGCCGAAAGGCCGGCCGCTGCGATGGAGCGCGAACGGCACGTGGGAAGAGAGCGCGGACGATGCGCTGCTGTATGACGGCTTCGACGTCTGGCACGACTGGGAGACGGTCTCCGGCGCGCTCTTCAAGATCGAGGTCTACAACGGCTGGGGATATCAGATGAAGAGCATCCCTTCACCGTACCTCTGGGGATCGTCATCGATCTACTCGAGGGGGAAGTTTGTGAGCGACGGTCACTTCGATCCGAACGCGGTCTCGCAGCAGATCGGCGCGGCCGTGCTGCTGCGCCGGATGATCGATCAGCACCTGGTCGATCTGCCAATTGGCGGCCAAACGGCTGCTGTTCAGCAGCCGGCGTCGGGGGGATCGAAGTGAAAGACCGGCGACTGGTAGGCGTAAATATCCCAGTCCTCTCGTCGGAAGATGAGGGCCGAGGGATGATTGGGCGGGCCAAGGCTGTCTGCGAATCGAATCATCGCCTGCACGTCGGCGCGCGCCTGCTTTCTCCGCAGTTGCCGGGACTTGATCGCTTTGCGTCGGGGCGAGTTGCTCATGATGCTTTATCCGCCGGTCAACAGATCTGTTCGCAGTGCGATGGATTCGTTGCTCCTGCAGTCCGTGCAGTGATGCTCGTAGAGGGCTCGAATCTCACCGCTTTGCGGATCGCGCGGACATATCTGCGAGAGGACGGCGTGGCCGAGGTGCATCTGTTCAATCCGCCGAATTTCATCTTGCAACGCGCCGCCGATAGCCAGGGATCGCTGAAAGACGTCGTTGCTCATGGCGCGATCCCCATGTCGAGTAATACTTTGGCGTCCTCTCCTGAATCACCGTTGTCCCGTCTCTCCAATTCTGATGCCGCCAAAAAAAGAGCCGCTGCGGCGCGCTCCATTGCGAGGTACGCGCCCTGCGCGGCAAACGACGTTCGCGCGAACGTGTCAGCGAAAACGGTGAACATCAAGTCCAGTTCCAAAAGCCGCTGCTCGCGGATGAATCGCTCGCCGTCGGTCTTTGCCATCGCTGCTCATTATACGGAGGTCGCGCGTGGCTGAGTTCGACCTCGAGCAGTTCTTCCTCGTCGACGCGCCGGCGCGCGTTCGCGCGTTTCTCAGCGAGACGGATCTTCCGCTCATTGCGACGGCCGACACGCTGCCCGACGCAATGGACAGCGCTTCGGCCGTGCCTGGCCTTTTCGGGATCCACGGCCGTATGCCGAACAAGACCGTCGACGGCCGCAGGCGACTCGTCTCCGGAACCAACCGCAAGAAGATCTACCGGTTTATGCCGGTCTTCGCCGTGATCACCGAGAGCTACGCGTCCAATTCCAGAGAGGATAGCCGTTCGGGCGGATGGAAGCTGATGCAGCAGCTCGCCAACATCTTCGACGGCTGGCGTGCGCCCGGGATGATCCAGGCGTTCAACGTCATCGATCAGTCGTTCGTCATCCGCAATGCCGACCTCACGCGCGTGCAGCATCAGATCGTGCTCGAGGGCGAAGTGGAGCTCTTCAACGGCCCGGCGCTGGTCGCGCCATGACAACCAATTCTTGAGACGGAGGAACATATGGAAACGCCGATCGCAGAGACGTCCAACGAAACACCGGCAGCAGCTCCGGAGCCGGAAAAAGAAAACGTGCTGCTCTTCTATCCGGACGGCGAAGAGAATCCCGGACCGGGCACGTTCGTGATGCACGGCGTGAATCTCTTCTTCCGCCGCGGCGCACTGACCGGGCCCGTAACGGCCACGGTCGCCGGCGTCGTCACCGATCGCAAGAAGCCGCCAAAGATCCGGATCGCCACCGAAGCCGACGTAAAAGCGGCGGGAGAATCGAGCGGCATCGACATCAGCACGATCGCCCGCTTCCTCGCCGGCGACGAAGTCGGTTCCAGTGCCGCGACGACGACGTCTGCCGGCACCACGCAGCAGCCGTCGACGGAGAAGACGGACGACGCGCCGGCGACGACCAGTTCGACGGGCCCGGACGATCCGAATCCGGACGCCGCGGCGAAGACCGAACGTAAACCGAGACAGGGGACGACGTTGGCGAAGGGATAAATACCGGATAACAACCCGGAACATCAACCCAATCACCTGGCGGCCGCGGGCGCGGCCGGTGGGAGTGAAGCGAGGGAGGCCAGAATGATTCTCAACGAAGACGTACAAGTGCAATTCTTCCGGCAGTCGGCGGTCGGCACCGATCCCGGAACACCGAATGGCATCCTCGTTCCGCGAGGATCGGATTTCGAATTGCCGTTCATGCAGAAGCTCATCAAGAACGAGCAGGTGCAGGCGGACGGTTTCCAACGTCAGTCGGGCAAAGGCAACAGGACGGCCGAGGGCGGAGGAGGAAAGGTCGTTGCCAACCTGAACTTCCTGCCGTATCTGATCAAGCAATGGTGTGGCCAAAACGCGATCACGGGAACCGGTCCATACACACACATCGCCAAACCAAACCGCACCACGCTTTACTACCTCTATGAGCTGGGGCTTATCCCGCTTGCGTTGTTCTACAAGCTCTACGACCAGGTCACGACAGAGCTGCATTTCCAACTCCAGACCGAGGGCATCTTCGAAGTGACGCAGAAGCTCGTTGGTTCTGGCAAAGTCCCGGATCCGGGATCCACGAGCCTCGACTCGACGCCGACCGAGCTGACCGGCGCGACCGTCGACATGACGGCGTTGACGATCCTCGAGAACGCAGTCGACGCCGGCGACACGGTCTCGCTGTCAATCGACTGTGTCACTAACTCCACGCAGAAACGGCCCACCGGCGCGGGCGCGATCGCCAAGGAGATTCGCCAGGGCGGGAAGACCGTCAGTGGCAAGGTCAAGTTCTGGTTTGAAAGCGATACGCGCGCGGCGCGTGTTCGCGCCGGCACACTGACCACGCTCAAAGGGACCGTCATCGATGTCGATGGGAACTCGGTCGAGGCGTCGATGGCCGAGGTCGAGCTCGAATCGGTTGGTCCGAAGATCACCGATAAAGACGGGGTGACGGTGGAATACACCTACAACGCCATCCGCAAAGCGGACCTCACGAACACGCCCATCAAGTTCACGACGGTCTGTGCGACCGCGACGGTCGACTAACCCCGAATCGCCCACAACCATTCATTAAAGAGAGGACCCATCCCAATGGCCAAGATTCGCAGCATCCGCAAACACGAAGCCGCCGTTCCGGTCGATCATCCGGACGGCGGCACTCTTCACATCTATCCCTTCGACGCGCAGCGTAACGCTGCGGTGCAGGACGGGTTCAACCAACTGCGCTATGAAACCGGCGAAGGCGGCGCGCTCGTGCTCAAGGACGGCAAGCCGGTCGAGCGCGAGCTCACGACTGAGCAGGTGACCAAGGGACGGATCAACGTGATCCGTGAGCACCTGGTCGCGAAGCTCACCAATGTAGTCGACGTCGATGATCCGTTCGAGCTTGACGACGCCGGACAACCGAAGATCGACGCCAACGGCGACAAGATCTTCAAGCTCCTCACCGTCGCCGAGCCCGCCGCGCTCAACGACTTCCTCGGCGAGACTTCGAATCACCAGGTCGAGCGTGAAGTGGCGGTTATCGAGTGGCTCGAGCGCGAGGTGAAAAAGGAGACCGTGATTCCATCGGCGGATGGCGGCGAGTCGTCGCGCATCATCGAAACGCGCATGGAGCTTTTCAGCGAGCCGGTGATCGAGAACGGCAAGGCGAAGATGGAGAAGCGCATGGTCCCGGCGAATCAGCCGATGCACGACTGGGTGTTCGACCGCGCGCGCGAGCTCGTCTCGTCGTCGGAGGCGGAAGTAAAAAACTCATCGCCCACGCCGGCCGGTTCTTCGGCGTAGCGGTCGGCACTCCTAAAGCGCGCGTCGCTGAATCGAAGCGGCGCGCTGAGGAGTTCCGCCGCACCGGAAAGCTGCCGCCGCCGGCGTCGATGGACGGAGGCGCGGAGAGCTTCCTCTGGCCGCAGAACCGGAAGGCGTGGGCAGTCTGCCTCGATCTGTTGACACAGACCGAGGTGGCGGGGATGGGCGGCGTGGTCGGGTTCAAGCTGGGGCGGGAACTGGACCGGGCCGAAGAGATGAACGACGTCGGCCGCGATGAACGGGAAGACGTTTATCGGAAGGTCAAAGCATTCGAACGTTGGTGGACGGCAGAGATCAACGAGCGGATGAAAGAGGCGGCAGGATCGAAGGGGCGGGGCGGGAAGTAAATGAGCGAGCACGTCATCTCGGCGAAGTTCAACTACGACGACGCAGGCCTGATCAGCGGCATGCAGCGCGACGTAGAAGCCACGCGCCAGCTCGCCGATGAGGTCAAGAAAAGTGCGCCCGCGTCCGATCAACTCAGCCAGGCAAAAAAACGCCAGGCCGACGCTTCCGCCGCGGTCTCTCGCGCGACGATTGCCGAAACACAGGCCGCATACGCGAACGACGCGGCCACGCTAAGACTAGCCACCGCCAAAGCGAAACTCGCGGAGCAGGCGGCGGCGACCGCGAGGGCGGAGGCACAGCTCCAGGACACCATTCGCCGCAACACGGCCGCGTCCGAAGAGGCGGCCGCCGGCATCGGCTCGATCGAGTCCAGCCTCACCGGTGCCACGCAGGCGGTCAAAGCCTTCATCGGTGCATGGGCCGTGCGTCAGATCATCAGCGAGCTCAAAGAGCTGACCTTCGAAGGCATCAACTTCAACGCGCAGCTCGAGCAATCCCGGCTCGGTATGGGCGCGCTGACGATGACGTTCGGAACGATTTACGACGCCACCGGACGCGTGCTGAAGGGGAACGAAGCGTACAACGCGTCGATGCGGGTTGGAGCGGACCTGCAGCAGTTGATGAAGGTCCGCGCCCTCAGCACCACACTCCAGTTTTCGGACCTCCTCGAAGTCATGCAGCGCGGCATGCCGCAGATGATGAAGCATCTGACGGATGCGAACGGGTTCGTCGTCGATAGCTCCAAACTCGTCGACTTTGCGGCAACGTTCGCCCAGGGCGCAAAGACCGCCGGGCTCGAAGCGAATGAGGTTGGCGTCAACATCCAGCGCTTCCTCGAAGGGACCGCGGATCCACGGCACGCACGCTTCGCCGCGATGCTTCTCGGCACCATCGCGCCGACTCAGGCAGCGGCGAAAGAGCAGATGCAGCAGTGGGAGGCGCAGGGCGTCCTCTTCGACAAGCTGATGGAAAAACTGGCCGCCTTCAAGCAAGCCGGCCAGGACGCCATGAACACCTACAGCGGTGCGCTCTCGAATCTGAAAGACGCCTGGCAGCAGCTACTCGGTGAAGGTACCGAGGGGGCGACCAAGACGATGACGAGCGACATGCTCGCTCTTCGCGATGCGCTCGTCACCGTTGACACGCAGGGGCACGCTACTTTCAATCAGAACCTCATCGACATGATCAACGGCGTTGCCGGCGCAATGGCTGGCCTGGCAACGGCCGGCGTTCACGCGGCATCCGAGCTCACGAAAGAAGGTGGCATTCTCGATACGCTCCGGGCGTGGCGTGAGGAGAACAGCAGGGGTATCGGTGGTGCGATTCTCCGTGGAGCTACCGCGGCCGCCACAGTCGGCTTAAGCGAGCCCGGGCTTCTCAAGCGGGTGTTCTCTGCCGCCGATGAAGCCACAAAGGTCCGCACGACTGAAGCGGCATGGTCCCTTACTCATCCAGATTTTAATCCTCGGGATTGGTTCGCGATGTCCGGGAAGAGCCTGGGCACGGTGAATGCGGAGAATTGGGGACGGGTACTCAATTATCAAAGCAGTCATACGGGACCTGCACCTGCAGGGTTCCTTGGTCCGCTCAACGATCCGAAATCTCCGTTCAACAAACAGGACGTCGATAGCGGCATGGCGGCCCTCCTCGGCGGCGGCTGGAACCAAACCGGGGTAAAAATCAAGGTGCCCAAGGGTGGCGGCGACGAAGAGGACACCGCAGCCGAGCACAAGCTGGCCGACTTTCAGCGCTGGATGGAGGAGTTCCACACCGGCGCGGCCGCCGGCGTCGTCGACGACCCCCTGTCGAAGACGCTGCAGCAGATGGCCGTGCAGCGCGAGCAGGCGCTGAAGAAGGTCGACGAGGTTCACAAACAGCTCAAGGATTCTGCCGAGAACTGGAACCGGGACAAGGCCGACATCGAGGCCACGTTCGCTAACCGCGCCACCGAGGCCACCGACAAGTACGTCGCTGAGTTTCAGAGCGCGAGGGAGAAGGTCGCTTCGAAATACGCCCCAGCCAAACAGGGCGATTACGAAGCGACGAACGTCGACGCGAAGCAATCCGCGCTTAGCGAGATCGACGACGTCAAGCGCAAGTTCCCCGGCATCGCCGCTGATTGGAGCGCTCTCGAGGCGCAGGTCACCGCCTTCTACAAAACGAAGCTCGTCGACGATGCCAACGCCAGTCTGAAGACGATCAACGACAAGACGCTGTCCGCGGTGAAGAAGACCACCGAGCTGGAAGGGCAGATCCGGATCGACGCCGAGACCGAGACGCAGAACCGGCGCATCGAGCTGATCATTAACCCGATCGACCGCGAGCTCGCGGCGCGCATCGCGGCCAACGACAAGTGGGCGGCCGAGGAAGACAAGCGCACGCAGCTCGAGCTGGCCGGCGACACGATGAAAGGCCTGCGGGAGCAGCGCCTGGCGGCGATCGAGGATGCCCGCACGGCCAAGAACCGCCAGGCGGAAGACGCAGCCAACCGTGCACGCCAGGCGATGATCGCCGGCACCGACGAGTGGATGAACAACCTCGAGAAGCGCCGCGACGAGGTCATTCCTAAGATCGGGCTGACGCTACAGGACACCGTCATCGGTGCGCTGACGTCGACGCAGACGGCGATCGAGAAGTACTTCGCGGATATTGCAGACGGCAACGCCAACTTGGGCAAGAGCGCCGACGCTCTCGTCAAAGACCTGGCACGGGGCTGGTCGAAGGTGTTCGCCGACGCGCTCAGCGCGCCGCTCCACGGCGGATCCGCGATCGATTCGCTCAAACAGATTCAAGGCGCATTCAAGGGAGGCACGCTCGATCAGTTCCTCGCCGGCGCCGGCATCGGTTCCTTCGTCGGAGGATTCTTCGGGCCCGGCAACAAGGCGCAAGCGGGCGGCGCGATCGGCGGCGGTGTCGGTGGTGTTGCCGGCGGAATCATCGGATCCGTAATCCCCGGATTGGGCACCGCGATCGGCGCCGAGATCGGATCGGTGATCGGATCCGCGATCGGTGCGGCGATCGGCTCGACGATGAAGACCAGCGACCACATCACGGTCGCTCTCCGCAACCTGAACCTCGACAACCTGCGCACGCCCGGCGCGTCGACGCAGCGCGACAACGGCACGCTGCTCAATCTCGGCAACGGCGGGTCGATCGACATCGACGAGAAAGGTATCAGCCCCGAGGCGCGCAACGATCTGATGATCCAGGTCAAGCGCAAAGTCACCGAGACGATGAAGAGCTACCAGCAGATCATCGATCTCTTCCCCGACGACGTGAAAGCCAAGCTCGCAAACTTCCACCCGACCCTCGACATCACGGGCGGTACCGGAGCAACCGGCAACATCACCGACGAAGGTGCTCTCACCTCGATCAACGACTTCCTCTCCAACAAGCTGCCAAAGGCGACCTTTGCCGCTTATGAGCCTGCGCTCAAAGCGGGCCTCGTGGCGATGGGCGAGGGCCAGGGGCGCATCGCTGAGCTGATGACCTACTGGGGCACGATGCAGGGCACCGAGCTCCACGACGCGGTGCTGGCCTACGTCACGGCCCTGGTCACGTTCGCCGCCAACCGCACCAAGCTGGGAGATCTCGGCGCCGGCATGAACCTCGGATCCGCGCAGACCGAGGCGCGCAAAAACGAGAACGCCACGCCGCTGTCGCAACTCGTCGACGCCAACAGCCAGATGGCGCTGACCGTCGCCTCGCTGCCGAAACTCACCGACGTCTCCGACCAGCTCGCAGCGATGCAGCAGCTCAACACGATGTCGGACAGCTTCTTCTCCGGACTCGTGTCGGCGTTCCAGAAAATCGACGACCTGCAGAAGGGCGCCAACTCCTCACTCGACAAGTTCAATGAGTCCATCGACCTGGCCGGCATGAGCGACCAGCAGAAGATGGACTACTACTATAAACAGATGGGGACGCTCGAGACCCAGCTCACGACCGAGAAGGATCCGCAGAAGGTCGCGGACCTGGTGAATCAGATCGAGCAATACGGCCAAGCCGCCCTCGGCCTCGCTCCGGACAATGCAGCCAACCGCGACGAGCTCAAAAAGATCAGCGACGAGGTGCGCAATCTCGCCGGCGAGGGTTTCGGCAAAGCGCAGCAGGATCTCGTGGCGGTGCAAAAGTCGGCCTTCGAGCTGCTCAACACCGCGGCCAATACGCTGCTCAAGGCATCGGGCGATCTGACCGGCCGCGGCGGAGGCACGGGCCGCGACCCGGCGGCTCCTCCTGGCGGAGGACCCGGAGGGGATGGGGATCCGAAGGGTCCGATCACGAAGCCGGCTAACGACACGATCACGCTTGACTCGCTGAGCACGGCATTCTCGACGGCCCTCGATTCGAAGCCGTTGGCGATCGCGGCCGACAACGGCGTGGCAGTGCTCGTCGACGCGATCGACCGCGTCACCTCGGCGATCGGCGACGGCGGTGTCCACGACCTGCCGATCGCCGATGACGTCATTACGATGCGTGACCACTATCGGGGGCTGCTGGACATGCTCACGCAATCGAGCAAGCCAGCGCCGTGGACCTCGACCGATACCACGGGCGGCGGCGGAGGATCGCCGGCCGTCAACACTGCGCTACTCGAGGAGATCCGCCAGCTCCGCATTGCCGTCGCCTCGAGGGCGCCTCTCGTCATCACCGGCGATGGAGCGGAATTCCTTCGCTCGGTGGGATTCGATTTCAGGGAAGCGACGATCGACGAGCTTCGCGCGCACCCCGATCTTCTCAAGAACGTGTGGGACTGATAGACCATGCCGCTCGATCCCGCAGTACTCACGCGCTACGCCGACCGTCAACAGCAGACGACTCTGCTGGTCACGATCAGCGCGACCCCCGTGCGCCGCTATACCAACTTTCCGGGCGGCATCGTCACGGGCGGGCAGACGTACATCTATCGCTCGTTCAAATGCTCGAATGTGATCGAGAGCTCGGACGGATCCGCGGTGAAGGTGACGTTGACGTTCGACAACGCCGACAACCTCATCTCGGACCTGGTGATCGATCCCGCGCAGCGGCGCAAGGATGTGGTCATCACCAAGCTGCACTTCAATGGGGACTGGACCGTGGCGGGTACGGAATCGTGGCTGGAGGGCGTCACGGCAAAGCCGCGGATCATCGGCGCGCAGGTGGAGATCGTCTGTCGCGATGATTCCGGACGCGAAGGTCCGTCGCCGGACATCACCTTCGCTGACGTCCTCACCGCCCATTCGGCGCCGGCGTCGAATAATCAGTTCCTCTTCAGCGGAGGCCTGGCGTGATCCGCGGCACGGCCTTCCCTGACATCGCTCCGAGCTCGCGCACGCCTGGCGCTGCGTACACCCGGAATCTCTCCATCGCCCAGGAGCGCATCGAAGCGGAGTTCGGGGATCCGCAGATCAACGTCCCGCATCCCTATCAGCAATACAAGATCACCTACTCCTCGGACGTTCTGAGCGGTGCGGACCTCGACACGTTGCGCGATCACTTCGCCGCCAACGCAGCGACGTATTTCACCTTCTTCTGTTTCTGGGGATCGCAGGGGCCGGTGGACACGGACCTCACGCACAAGCGCAACATTCCGAAGGTCAAGGTTGCCGACGTCGTGCTGAATCAGCTCGTCTACACGCTGCCGGCGAAGGCCGTCGACACGCCGGTGCTGTACGAGAAGATCGCCGGCGTCGATACGGTGATCTCGGCCGCCCGATACAACGTCAACGCCGGCGCCGGCAGTGAGGGACGCGACAACGTCACCTTCACGTCGCTCGCGAATCAGCCGGTCGGGCCGACGCTCTCCTTTTCCGCGAACGGCGGCCGCCGCGCGTTCGTCGTCTTCTATGAGTATCCGCAGGAGTTCCCGGAAGCGTGGGAGGAAGGGGATGTCTGGACGCTGGCCGCGCCGCTGCGTCTGATCACATCGGTGACTCTGACATGAGCAACCGGATGAACCGTGATGGCAGCCCCGGCGGCGGTGGCCAGCCAGATCTCTCGCATAAATCACCCAAGCTCGACACGCCGCAACCGGCGTCTGCCGCGAGGATCGCCGACGCGTCGATCTCCCTGCAGGGCGGCGCGGCCGACGATCTCAAGAATCCTCCCTACGCCTTTGGCCTGGTCGAGACTGAGGGATCGATCCGCTACGCGTTCCAGACGAGCACTGACCTCTGGATCGTCCGAGCCCTGGCGCTTGGGGAACGCGAGGCGACGATCTACGGAGGCGAGCAGGCCGGCGAGTGCGACGGCCTCGTCGGGATCTACACCGACGTGGGCGCCTTTCCCTATGTCAACTTTCAGAGCTGGTGGTACAGCGGCTCGCTCTCGCAGACAGTCAACACCCAGCTGGCCGCGGTGGATGGTTCTTGGCATGAGACGCTGGTCATCACCGACAAGACCGGTAAGCACCGCGGGATCTGCTACGCAGTGGAGTGTTGGAGCAATGTGGCCAAGCTGTGGGCGAGCGGGATTCTAAAGATCAGGTACCGCTTCCGCGGATCGCGCGTGAAGAACACGACCACGGGCGTCACCGCGTACACGGTGAACCCATGGTGGCAGGCGCGCTATTGGGCTCTCGATCCGGCCGGCATGCTGCTCAAGCCGTCCCGCATCAACGAAGCATCGTTCCAGGCGGCCGCGGCGAGCTCGCCGAGCGGCAGCTACGAATCGCACATGCTCCTGACCGGCAACACCCGCGACTGCCGCAAACAGTTCGCACTTCTCGGCGCCGGATGGTTGGTCTACGCCGGCGGCAATCAGCTCACCGCGATCGCCGACCGTGGAACGGATCCGGTCGTTGCCACATATGACGACACGCATTTCTCGAAAGCAAAGACAATCGAGATCGGTCCGAGCGCGGATCCGGATCAGATGGTCAACAAGGTGTCGATCGAGTACACCGACGCGTCCACCGACATCTGGAAGCTGATCACGGTATCTCTTTCGACCGCGGGCCTTTTGGCGGGAACGGAGACGGAGGTGCCGGCCACGTTTAAGTTTCCCCAGCTTCATGCGCTGAGCGCGGTGCAGTTGATGCTTGGCTACCTCCTCTACAGCTACCAGGAGACGAGGCTCAAAGGCAACTGGCTGGCCAACGCCGGCGGTCCGCGCCTGATCGGCGACGTGGTCACACAATCAGTCCCGGCACGCGGCATCTCGGACAACTTCCGTGTCGCCATCCGCGACAAGCAACCGAATGGTACCTTCGACGTCGAGCTGCAGCTGATCGATGCGCGCAAGTGGGCAGGCGCGACGTCGACGCCGGCGAGCAGGATCGGATCGACGCTTCAGGATCCCTATTCGCCGCCCGACATCGCGCTCGGTACGATCACCTGGGTGGAGGATCTGTTCGTCGATCAGAGCGGCGTGCTGCGGCCACGAATCCTGCTCTCCTGGACGAACCCCACCTACGGGTTTCTCGACGGTGTCGAGGCATATGTCGCCATCAACGGAGGCACCCGTCGATCACTGCCCGGCGACATCGTCTCGCCGGCGTTGATCAATGACGCAATGGAAGTGGGCGCCTCCTACGCGATCACGCTGGTCGTCCGGAGCTCGGGTGGTGCGCGCTCGGCAGGTACGACGATCACGCGCACGATCACAGGGAAGACGGCGCCGCCGGCGGATGTGCCTGGACTGACGGGAGGTGCGAACGGCTCGCAGGCGTTTCTCTGGTGGCAGTCCTCATCGGATCGCGACATCGTTTTCTACGAGATCCGGCGCGGGCTTCCGTCCGACACCTGGTCGACGGCTGTTTATGCCGGACAGACCAAGGTTCTTCACTGGACCGACGCGCCTCCCTACGGAACGCAGTACCGCTACTTCGTGAAGGCGATCGACTCAAGCGGCCGTTACTCAGCCAACGCGGCCACGTTCGACATCGTCATGAATGCGGTCGGCGCGCTGGTAAGCGAGACATCGTCATACCTCGGGGGGTTTTCAGCCGCCGATTTCACACGCATTCTCGTTCCGCCTGGCGCGTCGTCGATTGGTGGCCTGTGGCGCGGATCGGGGAACCTCTTTGTCTCCGAAACGCGCAGGATCGACGGTATTGCGATCGTTCGAGCTTGGCTGTGCCGCACCGACGTCGGCCGCGTGGCCGCAGAAGCTGAGCGAGCGGCGGCCGGCTACACGCTCGCACAGTGGAGAACTCTGATCGATGATCCCAGACGCGGTGGTGCGCCCCTCTGGGCTCCTCTACCTGCGAACGCGCAGGGCGAGATCTACGGCCACGCCTTTTTTGGCATGCAGCGGCTGGCTGAACACCGCATCCGGCTTCTTTCGGTCAAACATGCCGGGCTTGACACGCCGCAAAACGTGGCCATTGCCCAGCCTTGGTTCGGGTTGAGCCTCACCGCGAAGAACTACGGGAACGTCTTTCTGACCCCTCCCGACAACGCCGTCTACTACGCGGGACTCAGACTTTCGTCGAACAGTCCCTACTATCAGCAGATCGTTTCGGATGACGGGTCGGGCAATCTGATCGGCGACTCGGTTGAGACGAAGCCCTATACCTTTGCCAAAGGGACTGCGACGACGGACGGGAGTGGCCTGGTGACAATCACGCACGGCTACGCACCTGCAGGCGGGGCAGGCGGCTCGCGCTGGCTTTCAGCAACCGTGATCGTCGCCGGCTCCGTGAACCGTGTAGTCATCGTGGACAACATCAACGTGGCCGCAACGACCGTGCGGTTCAAGTCTTACGACGATTCCGGAGCGGCCGCCGCGTCGGTCACGTTTGCGTATCAACTGATCGACAACACCGGCACGACCGCCAACTTCACTTGGTAGCATAGGAGAACCCCATGGCCTTCAACCTCGCACTTCCTGACGGCAACGAAACAACGTGGGCGGTGTACGACGCGGAGCTCCGCGAGAACTTCCGGGCGATCGTTCAGGGTGACTCCGACGTGTGGGGCGGCCAGAATCTCTCCGGCTACGGTGCATCCACGGCGACGATCTTCACGCTCTACTCCTCGCTCGGATCGACCAACTATGAAACGCTCGAGGTGGGATCCAATCGCGCCGACGCCGACGCAACCCGCGCGGCCGCCTTCACCTTTTTCGCCAACATCAACAGCGCCAGCTACAAAGCGCTCGCGACGATCGAAGCCTTCACGGACGGCACCACCGCGAACAAACGCGGCGGCCAGCTCCGCTTCCTGACCAGGCCGGACAACTCGACCACGATGACGGAGCGAATGCGGATTACCTCCACTGGGCTGGTCGGCATCGGGACAACTCCGTCGTTTCCTCTCCAAGTAGCCGCAAACAATGCGAGCATCGGCTTCTACTTTCAACAGAGCAATGCTTCAGGGTTTGGGATGGCCATCGTGCCAGGAGTCGACACAAACTGGGCTTTGCAGGTCACGAACACAGCCTCGGCTTCGCGTCACGAGCTCTACGGCAACGGGAATGCTCTCTTCTGCCTCGGAGTGGCTGGTAATCTCGGTGTTGGTGGATCATCGTTCGGCGGCGCAGTGTGTGGCGTATTCATCGCGAACGGCACCGCACCCGGCTCGAATCCAGTGGGCGGGGGCGTGCTGTACGTCGCTGCCGGCGCGCTAAAATACAGGGGATCGAGCGGAACCGTAACGACGATCGCGCCAGCGTAAGGGGTTTTTGGGAGAGGAGGGCGGAGCGTGAAGAAGAGAAAGAGCAACAAATCGCCGAGGGTGGTGATCTCTGACAAAGAGATCATCGGCATCGATCATCCACTCACCGACAGGAAGCTGGTCACACAGTTGCTCCCCGAAGGCGGCCGTGTGCCACTGTCCGAGCTGTCGGAGGTCGTCTTCCTTCTCACCCATCCAGCCGAGTTCGAGATGACTCCCTTCGCTAAGGTCAAAGCCCTTGCCAGCTCGCTCAACGCCGCCGTCGACCGCGACTTTCGCGCCGCCCAGGAGCGAAATGTCCGCGAGACCGGCAAAGCCCGGCCGTGAGGGGCTTTCCACGCCACACCACAGTCTGCGCGACGTAGTGTCTTTTATTGGGAAGGAGAATCCCAATGAAAAGAACGATTCTGGTGATGGTCGTTACGCTTGTTTCCCTCGCCTGCCATCGCCCTACTACTCCACCAGCCGATGCTGCGAGCCGCATGCTTGCCGCCGAGACGCTGACTGAGATTTTCGCCCACTCCCGTCTCGACCGATGGAACATCCAGGCATTCGCGATATCAGAACGCTGCTCGGTCCTACTGGTGCACGTGGATGGAGTGCTCGGTGACGATGGCGCAGAGGCGTTCTACTACGGAGCTAAAGGAGGGGATACGCATCCGCGCTACGAAGTCACGCCGGGCGGTGTACGACAGTTCGCGATCAAACACGGGTTCCGTGGCGTGATCTTCGAGGATGTCGTCCAGCACAGGATGGCCTTCGCGAATGCCAAAGTCGAAGAGGCCGAAAAGCCCGCCATTTGCGGCATGCCAACCCGCTAACGTTAGGTCCGACCGGCACTTCGTTATTATGCATGCCAGATTCCGTGTCAAAACCGAGCAACATCCGCGTCAGCACACAAGACACAGAGAGCACAGAGACTTCTCTGTGACCTCTGTGTCTCTGTGGTGATCGGTTTGGGACCCTACTGCTTCACCTGCTTCAGCGCCTCCATCTCCATCGCCACGATTTCCTTTGGCAGCGGCG